CAAAGATCCCCTCCACCCTATTAAGGGAAAGGCCCTAATTAAATCCAGGGCCCGAGATCGTACCACTGCTGACTGAGGCTACTCACTAACTTGAACTTGGTACGACCACTAAGGGGAACGGAGTTACGTTCCGACCTAGTGGAGATATCAAGAAAGTCAGTGATCGCTTTAAGCCCCAGATGGCGTTTCTCAACTCCCCTTTCGGAGAGCCGAAGGAGAGATGTCGCTAAGTGCTCGCGGAAACCAAAATCAAGGTCTACGTTAGCACGCAGCTGCCAAAGTGAAGCTAATAAATAGCCCACTGTCTCATCCTGGTAAGTTCTACTTACCTCCACCACGTTACGTACACGGTATCCTTCGATACCGTGACTAGCGCGGCTCGGGGTAGCCTCATCAAAGTTGCTGATGAAGCCACCATCTCCAAGACCCTCTGGGATCCTAATCCGAAAAGGCTTAGGAACTAGAGAGACGAGGAGCTCAAATGTAGAACGGAACCTACGGTCACAGCCATAACGCAAGTTATGACGATGGCCAAGGCGCCGGACTGCATTTGCGAGGCGGTAAACCGCTGGAATGGATGTTACTCTATCTTTGAGATAGATTGGTTTAACATCTTTCCCCGAGAAGAAATGAGCTCCACAGCTTTCCCTGAATAAAGAGTCATGATGACTTTTCTTCAGGTTTATACGAAAGCCGTAGAAATCAATCAACTCGGAAAACAGCTCGAAGCAAGGCGCGGGGATGATAACATCATCACCGTACGCGCTCACATCAGCAGAGCTGATGTGTAGATATTCTGCACAGCAAGATGCTGCTGCGTAGAATATCAACGACTCTAATTGGAAGGTGAATCCGTTCCCCATACTGGAGAACTTTTCCCACTTCCTTGTAGAGTTGCTTAGAGTGCCATAATGAGATCGACAAGCATCTAATAGCAAAAACCAGCGACGAGGAAGCAATTCCTCGACGACAGAACTTGCTATTGAATCGCTAGCAGAAGAGAGGTCAATTGTTGCAAGTGACGAGTCGTAAGACCCGCGACGAGCAAGCTCTTGGTTTCTCGACTGATAACGTAAGTCGACCCCATACCTTCGGAGGCGATTACCAATCATATCACCAACGGACTTCTGGAACCATAAATTGATTCCAGGTTCAATGGCGATAACTCGATTAGTAGAAGCATCCTTAGGTACAGTGATAACCTTGTTCCCAACTTGGAAATTCGGAAAACCCGAATCTACAAGAACGGAAGACCAAAGAGGATAAGCATCCTCCAAAATCTCCCAAGGAATAAGGTCGTACAGATCACGCGTAATCCCGGTTTCACACCGGAACTTCTTAGCTGGACTGGCATCTCTACGCTTTATCAGCGTCGAAGCGCCAGGACCCCAGTTAGGCATCGAGAAGAGCTCATCTGCGGAATAATCGCCGAGGATCTTGGCAACTTTACGAATGACTGCGTTATGCAGCCAAACGACACGACCGGAAAATTTACGATCGTGCTGCAAGTTCCGAAAGCGAGAATTCGTTTCCTTGCAGAGAGATTCGAATTTCTCGAATTTCTCAAATGCCACTTGGTCCAAGTCGTAGCTTAGGGATAAACCCTTATACTTCGACAAGAATTTCGTGGCAGCATAGGAATCCCTCAAGGATACAAGATCATTGTAATCCTTAGGATTGAACTCAAGCTGAGCCAGTTGCTCATGCTCTCCATTTCTAAAGAGCAAAGCGACTGTCAGAGCACGAGGGCAATCCAGGGCAGATAAGAACTGCTCGATTACCTGAGGAGATAACTCCTCGGGAACGCGGTAGCTTGAGATTCCTTTGTGGAATCTACCGCCATACTTCTTAGAAGACATGGCACCTCCTGGAGTTTACGCTTCAGAACGTCTACTATCTCTAGTAGACGGTTTCGAACGTCGTGACAGCGTTCTCGAGTGGCGAACCCGTAGAATCAGTGGGCGAACCATCCGAGGCGTTGACCGTGCGCGCGAACAGAGAGGCAACTTCACTGAACAGCTTTTGCCGTTCAGCAAGAGTCGATCTTTCTGGAAGCATGAACTCCATGACGCAGGTGCAGTCGTAGGCCTTTGTCGGAGCCGGCTGAATACCGGTCATCGTCGAAGGGCTCGTCTGCTCCAACGTCGGGAGGACAAGCTTGGCGGTCACTTTGTAGATACGCGACGCCTTAGTAGGCGGGCGTACCGACATCGTTAACCGGGGATAACCGATGGCGATTCCGCCAGAACGGTCAACCCATGCCGCGATCCCTTGGGAATTAATTCCTTCGGGGTTCAGGGTCGAATCAACACTGACCGTTGCGCTCGTCGTAAGACGAGCAAGCGAATGGTCAATGATGCTCGACAGCTTCACAGCCGCAATAGCGGACATGTGTCAGTACCTCTTATTAAAAGAAGATCCCGTGACCTCACTTACCATGGAAGATGCCAACAATAAGGGCAATACCGTTCATGGCATGCGTGACAGAACCGAGCGGATTCTTGAAAGAAGGAAATGTCATCGAGGGAAAAGCTGTAAGCTTTATCCTTTCGAATAACACCTCTTCTAACTTGAGCCGAGCGTCCTGGAACACTTGCCCTGCAGGGTTGCCCACGTTGACACCATCATAGTCCACGGAACCAGAAACCCACATCTTCGAAAACTGAGTCTGGTAGCCATCGATAAAGGTCAACCCATCCCAAGCCGACAAGGCTTCAAGATAGGGACCGATACCGATGAACCAGTCAGCTACGAAGCTGAAGGGGAGTATCTCCCATA